TACCGGGACGCTCGTCCGGGTCGTACTCCCAGGCACGGATCTCCATGTCCATCGTCTCGATGCGTGAGCGGTCGATGACGCCGAAGTTGCCCACGGTGAGGGTCTCCACGTCGTCGCCCATGCGGATCTGGACGATCGAGCCGTCGTCCACCATGACCTTCAGGTGGCTCAGGGGCTCCCGGTCGGGGAACTCCTTCTTCTCCTCGGGAGTGGGGATGTTGGTCTTGACGTTCCATCCCATCTCGCGGAGCTGGTCAGCGACCTCGTTGGGGATGAGGACGGTGAACTTCCGTCGGTCATCCTTGAAGCGGTCCTCGACCCCGGAGAAGTTCGGACGGCCGAAGAACTTGGCGTCCTCGAGCGTGATGTTGCCGACCTTCTTGCCATACGTCTCTCCGACGCTGACCTTGGTGTTGATCTCGATTGCCATGTGCGTTGATTCTCCTTTGTGGTGTGGACAAGACCCTGACACCTTGTCGTGGGGACTTGGTGTCAGGGCCTTGAACGGCTACTGCTCCGGGTTGGGAACGATCTTGAGACGCTTCTTCTCGCGCCGGCGCTCCAGAGCGTCGCGAGCGATCAGGACGATGACGGGGCTGAAGGTCACGAGGGTGAGGCCTCCGAGCACACCCCACGCCTTGGCCTGTTCGGCTTTGGTGAGGGGGCGGTCGGTGACGACGGTGGTCGTGGTCCAGCTGCCATCGTCGTGGTACTCGACGATCTGGGAATCGGTGTGATTGGGCATTGTTGATCTCCTAAGTGAGAGGTGGTTGCTTGTTCATTTAAGGGCGTGTAAAAGCTGCCAGATCACCGAACTTCTCGATGGTCCGGCGCCCCTCATCAACAAGCTCGATGAAGTAGGACATGTCGATGTCGAACGTGTCCGAGTTGATGGCGAGCTCGTCGAGCTCCCAGAGATGACCCTTGGTGCCTGTGACTGCGCCTTCCTTGTCTCCGTCGATCCGAAGCAAGATGCGACCACCCATGACCGGAACGAAGGCTCCGAACCGACCAACGAATTGGTCAGTTCCTTCGATCTCGGACCTGAGGTACATCGCACCCTTCTGGACCTGCTTGACTTCGACGTAGTCCTGCGCAACAAGCTCCTCACCAGAGAACAACGACTTGAAGACGACCGGATGCTGGAACTGCGCACCTGTGGCCGACCACTTGTCACCCTCACGGCAGACGTACACCGCGTCGTTCACGAGACAGAACCTGTCGTAGGTTGCCTCGTGCTCGAAGTCGTAGCCGTACTTGGCTCCGAATATGGTGACCTTGTCGATGATCTCCTGTGTGATGTTCGGGATCTTGACCGAGTCCGTCTTGACGTGCACGATCTCGAACCCTTCCTGCTCCGCGTACTCCAGCAGATCCACCATGAACAGAGCGCCGCGCTTTGCGACGATGTTGTCGATGTTCTTCGGGTCACGGAACATGTTGGGGAACGATGCCGCGGTCAAGCCGTACACCGAGTTGATCACGATCTTCAGCGCGTCCGAGAGAGCCTTCTGGTCCGGGTCGGTCTTACCCAACCGCTTCGCTTCCAGCCTCTGATCCATCAGCGCCTTGAACTTCGGCGTGTGCTTTCCGAACATGTTGAGCTCGATGATGCTCGTGGGGTGCATCGACGCGACGTCCAGAAGCCCGACGTTCTCGTACATGCCCGGCTTCGACTTGACGAAACCGCCCTCTCCGACCTTGTAGCCCTTGTAGGTGGATTTCTCCTTGCCTGGAGCGAACTGGTCGAAGGAGTACCCAGGGAACATCTCACGCAGGTCCGTGTACACAAGATCTGGTGATGGGTCCCGCGAGTTCTCCCCGAACACCAATCGTTCGGTGTGCTGCCTGTTGGTGTTGCAGACGGCGAGGCCCGTGAGATCGGCCAGGATCTGGCGCGCACGGAAATCACCATCACGGTGCTTGGCGACGGCCCGGGTGCTCTTGACGTCGTTCTCCAGGTACTCGAGAACGTCAAGCATCCGATCCTCAGGAACAGGCTGGTCCCAAGGAAGGTCCATCTCCATGTGCGGAAGACCGAGCTTGATCTCCCACCACTTCAGCGAACGCTTCTCCACGATGATGTCGTAGAGGTCTGCGTAGGCCAGGTTGTACGCCTGACCGAACAGAGCGTTGCGGTTGTTGTGCACGATGATGTCCCGTGACAGCTCGTAGACGGCCTGGTTGTCCCAGCCCAGCGAGAGCGCCCACAGGATATGGTTGTCGTACACCCTGTTGTTGAACCCGATGAGACGCAGTCGAGTGATCAGCTCCTCCACCTCTTGAGGTGACGGGTTGACCATCTTGACGACCTGTGCGTCGTCTGCGTCCCTCATCCAGCCGATCGCGACGAGGTTCGGGTAGACCTCGAGGTCGAAATATGCGAGCGGCTTCAGCTCGTCATCGGGCGCCGGCTCTGGCTCCTCTTCCGAGGAAAGCTGCATGCCCATGGCGATCGTGATGCATGTGTCACGCTGATTGGATGATGACATGGCGAACGCGAAGATATCGTCCCACATGTCGGTGATGTCGAACTTGAGCCCACTCTCATGGGCTTCCTTGATGACGTGCGCGATGAAGTCCAGTGAAGGCTTCGTGTAGGGGTGGACCTCCTTGCGGAGCCCCTTGAGAACGGCCGCTCTCAGGCCCTTCTCGCTCTGCATTTGGTTCGGTGCGAGCACCTTCTCCTCCTTCAGAGGGAGTCCGGACGTGAGTGTTGCGACCGGGATGTTGTTGTGAAGGCTGAGCCTCCGGCGGAGAGACGAACCACCGAGAAGCTTCTTGATCTCGTACTGCCCTTCGGGATCGGCATCCGCCAACTTCTCGACTTCGCCGGTGTAGAGGTAGTGAAGGTGCAGTCCCTTACCACTTCGAGAGACCTCGACGTAGGTAGGCGGCCACTTCCGAGCGGCCTCGATGTTGAGTGAAAGGTTCTTCTCACCGGTCTCGTCCTTCAGATCGAAGTCGATCACGATGTGGTGCTCAGGAACCTTTACGTAGTGCTCTTTGCCCGTGTCGATGCTGGACAGAGTCGCAGTGACCTTGTCCCACGGGTACTTCAACGGGTGAATCGGATCGTCCTGTCCCACCTGAGCGGGCATGTCGGCAAGGGCTTCGTCCAGAAGCGAGGGCCCATCGATGAGCTCAAGCCAAGTCTGTGTGACCTTCGGTGCAAGTCCCTTCCAACTGAACTTCTCCAACTCCTTCAACCCCTTGAAATATGACCGGTAACGCTCATGGTCGATCATGATCTCAGGGTGGAACTCGTCGTAGTAATCCTTGAGCAAGTCCCGGAACTGGAACTGCTTGTAGATGTTCCGGGTGTCTGTCTCCTCGCACCAGGCACTGAAGAGCTTGTGGGCCTGCTTCAGCGTGATTCCCTTAGACAGGATCAGACGGTTGTCCTCCACGAAGTTGAAGATATCGTTCGTCCGGTACATCATCTCCGTGGACCGGTAACTCGAAAGCCAGGTGGCTCCGTGGTCCTCGAAGAGGTAGATGCACTTCTGAGCGATCGCCCCCAGCTCGAACTTGACCTGCTCCATGAGACGGTGGTAGTCCGTCTCCTCGAACGTGTCTCCTGTGGGCTGGATGTCGACCAGGCGTCGGAACAGACCAGACTTACGGTTGCTGATCTTGACGGGGTCGTTGGAGCCGATGAAGAGCGTGGACCTCGGGGTGATGCGGTAGAGGTTCTTACCCTTCGAGTTGATCAGCACCTTGTCATGCGACACGATGCTGTTGAGGTTCTTGTTCACCTCGATCCGAGAGAGATCACCATCCTGATCGATGGCAACCAATGGGTTGTTGGCGAACGGTTCCAGGCTGAATTGCGAATCAGCCTTGCCCATCTCGTAGGCACTGAACGCCGCGGTATGGCCGGCGAACAGCATCTCGATGATGTTCATGATGGTGCTCTTACCGGAACCTGGGGGACCGTAGAACACGTAGAACTTCTGGACGTCCAGTGCTGCCCGTCCGGTGAGGATCGATCCGATCGCCCACTCGAACTTCATCCGCTGCTCAGGAGCGTACAACTTGTCACAGATGGTGTTCCATGCTGGACACTCTGAGTCACTCAGCGAATATGGCATCTTGAAGGTCGCCGCGTCAGACTTGCTAGGAGTCTGGTCCGCGAACACCAGCGTTTGATCCAGCTCAGGGCCCATGTCTCCGACTGCTCGGATGAGTGACAGGAGCTTGTTGAAGAGCTGGTTGTCGAAGTTCCGCATCTTCTTGACGATGTCCCCAGAGCGCACTTCCGGAGCGACAACCTTGGCAAAGAAGCGGTCCACGATGTCGGGGACGTGAGCCAGGTTGCGGGAATACAGATTGGTATCCTCATCCCAGATCGCTTGGAACTGACCTCCTCGGATGACGAGGTCCTGACTCTCGAGTGCCAGGAACGCAGGAAAGAACTCTCTAGTTCCATCCTTGTTCTCTTTCTGGCCAACTCGAATGAAGTCCATCGGACCTCCTCTCACTGAAAGTGTTCTGCGCTGTAGGCGTTCATCTGGCCCCACATGTCGACGGTTCTGAAGTCGACGACATCCAGGGCGTGCTTGATTGGGAACGGCGAACCGTCCCCGTTGGGGTCGAACTGACGTGACAACCAGATGTCACACTTGCTTCGCACCTCTTCCGACGCTGCCGGAGAAAGAGAACGACCGGGGTAGCGGTCGAAACCCATCTCCAGAAACATCTTGGCGAAGTAGAACGGGATCGAACCCTCGAAGTAGAAGCCCCACCTCCGCGCCATCCCGAGCATGACCTCGAGAACGGACGGGGTGGATTCGGCCCAAGCGTGCAGCCACTTCTGATCGAGTTTGTCGAGATCGCGTTGATAGCCGAGGAAGTCGTTCTGACGAAAGCTCAAGGCATCGCCAGCACGGTTGTCGTCCAACCAGATGGTCCAGTAGAACGGAATGTCGTGGAGAACCCGTAGGATCCCTTCGTACTCCCTTCGCTCGGAGGTCTCGGAGAAGCAATCCGACCGTAGCCAGTCGAAATATGACTCCTCCAACCACACATCCTTGCTCATGGCTGCTCGAACACGACCTCGTAGTCGATGTCGGTCTGGGCGTTCCGCATGTAGATGATGGGATTGCCCTCACGGACCGACTTGCGCATGTCGTCGACGATCGTGCTGCCGACCAGGTCCATGGCCTCCGCGACCTCCAGCTCTGCGCTGTCCTTGAAGAAGATGGGTTCACCATCCGAGAACAGCATTGTGATGTGCTCCTTGAGCCGCCCGTCGTCTTCGTCATAGTCCTCGGCGGAGAGCTCGACGTAGGTGACGTAACCGCCTTGTTCTGCGGTCTGCCGAACAGCCGTGTGATACGGGTTGTCCGACTGGGTGGGCTTGACGACGACGTCCGTGTCGATCGGCTTGACCTCGATGGTCTCACCGAACGCGTTGGGCTCCGCGTCAAGAGAGAGGTTGTGAACCTCGGCGTTCTTGAGGATGGTCACATCGCCACCCTCGAGAGCAGTGCCCTCGGGAGTGGGGTGGGTGATGATCAGATCCTCTTCGGTCAGAGCCGGCGTCTCAGCGTCGATCTTCAGCGCCTCGTAGGCACGTCGCATCGATGCGGTCGACTCCGCGTACTCCGCCTTGAGCTTCTTCTCGACCAGCAGGGTCCCGAGGACCGTCCCGATCAGCGTTCCGGCGCCGAACGCAGCAGTTACGCCTGTCCAGAACCTCATGCTCGCTCCAGTGCCTTCTGGACCTTGCCGCCGATGATCAGGCCCTGGCAGTTGAAGTCCAGGTAGATCGCCTTCTGGCGGGAGTGCATCCAGTCGTCCGGAAGAGCCTTGTCGAGACCGAAGTCCACGACCGGGATCTCCTTGGAGCCGTCGGGGTTGAAGCCGGCCTTCCAGCCGACGACGCGGCTGATGTCCGTCTCGGGGAAGCCAAGGGCTTCGTAGACCTCGGAGAGGTACAAATATCCCCGGTTGCCCAGGAGGATCTGCGCCATCCGCTGTTGCTGCTGGATGAACAGCTTGTTCACGCCGAGATCGTTGATCCACTGGCTGCTCTCGCCCTCGGCGAAGAGACGGTTGTAGGGATCGGTCTGGGCGGCGTCCCAGTCACGGGTGTTGACGACCTGGACCTTGCCGTCGTCGTCGATCACCTCGATCTGCTTGTGACCGGTGAGCATGCCCTGGTCGACCATGGGGCCGAACTCGTCACGGACACGCTGACGATATGCGTCGAAGGACTTCTTGAGTCCGGTGAACGCAAGGGCCAGAGTGGCGTTCCGCTTGAGCATGATGCGGTGACCACCGAAGACGAGGCAGGCCCCACCGACGAACAGCACACCGGGGACGGCGTAGAGCTTGGCCAGGTCGATGGAGACCCGACCGTAGACGACGCCCTTGTCCTTGTTGGCGGCCTTGGCGTCGTATCCGTTGAGGTTGAGCTCGAGACCCTTCTGGATCTTCTCCAGGCTCTCGACATGCGGGGCGAGGGTCTCTTCGATGCTCAACGTCTTGCGGGACGCTGTCACGACGCTGGCACCCATGGCAACCACACCGGACACGACCATGATGGTCGGCGCGTGGGCCTTGGTTGCGAGCTTGACCGCCCCGACGATGCGGGTGAGGTGACTCACTTCAGTACTCCTTTGTTCAGTAGGCGAAAGTAGATGGCTTGGACTTGAGCGTCGGACATCTTGTCCAGACGCTTCGAGAAGGGAGCCGCCGCGCCGTAGTAGCGCCTGAGCTCGTTTCTCATTTGCTGCGTGTTCACGGCGACTCCCGTTCTCAGATGAGGGTTGGACGAGGCAGGGTCAGCACGAAGCCGCCCCGCTCTTGGGTAATGCGCGCTCCATCCAACGACAACCACCCGTAGGCGTTGTCTCCGGTGCTGGTCGGAATGCTCGCCATCTCGTAGAGGTCAGCGACCGCGACGACGCGGTACTGGTTGAAGACCTCGTAGAGCTGGGCAAGCAGACGCTCAGCAACTTCCTGGGTGGGGCAGACCAGGTCCTCGTAGGGACCGGATCGAGAGGTGTTGGCCTCACGGGCCTGGGTGAGAGCCGAGGGCTGATTCGAGACGGCGTTGTAGTTCACGCCACCACCCCGAAGAACCGTGCCTTTGACGATCGTGGACAGGGGAGGCTGCGAGTTACCCCATAGCATCCCGTGGAGGAAGCTGTTGAGAGCCTCCTCCATTCCGGCCTTGGCCCGTGGGACCAAGGTGTTCGCAACGACTCTCTTACCGAGCTCCTTGGGTGACTCCGCGAAAACGAAGTCCAGGAACCGGCGTGTGACTGGCCGTGGGGCCTTGACCACCAGACCGTCAGCGACGATCGGCGTGATGTGCTTCTTCGCCGGCTCTTCGACCGGGGACTGCTTGTTGGGAAGTTCCATCAGTCCTCCTCGATCGTGTAGCCCTCGAGGTTCTGGTTGATGATCCCGACCAACTTCTTGGCATCGGGCGAAATATCGCCGAACACGATGACGTCGGAGGTACCATCTTCGTAGATGACGGCCTCTCCGATTGTCTCGTCGTCTGTCCGGTCGATACCTCCAACGGTGCTCCAGTGAATGACTGCGGGCACCCGCTTGTGAACCGAACGCTCCTGGATCGGAACGGTCATCTCCACCTCCTGACCTAGGGCCAGGTCCGGGCGCCGTGCCTTACGACGCCCCACGATCAGGACTCGTCGGACTGCTCGAGGGCGGCCATCTCGGCGGCGAGGCGGGCGCGACGGTCCTCGATGGACTCGTCACTGTCCTTGCCGACGAAGACGTTCTCGAGCTGGCTGAGCATCGTGCGAAGGGACTGCGTCTCCTTGGCGGCGTTGGTCGGGTCGGCCTCCGCGAAGGAGACGAACGCCCGGAACGGGTCGAGGATGACGTTCTCGGCGAACTCCTTGCGGTCCCCGTCGCTGGAGACCAGCTGGGTGAGGAACGCCTTGCCGGCGATGGTGTCGGCGAAGTTCTCGAAGGGCTCCCAGGTCTCGCCGTCGTCGGACGGGAAACCAGCGGCCTTCTCCGCGAGGGAGCGGACGAACTTGATCTGCTCCTCGTCCGAGATCTCCGGGTTGGCCTGCTTGGCCGGGTTCTTGCTGCGCGACGCCTTCGGGGCGAAGCTGGCGATGGCCTGCATCAGCTGGATCGGGTCCAGCGCGAAGTAGAGGGTCGTCTCGTTGGTCTCGCCCTTGAAGTTCTTGTACTTCACGGTGCGCTTGTAGACGGAAGCCTCGTACGTGATCTGCGACATTGCTGGGTTCCTGCTTTCTGGTTGGTGGAACGAGAAAAGCTAAAGACCTGATCCCATGTTGTTAGACATGAGATCAGAATCTTCAGCGAGGGGTTGACCTTGTTGGTCAGGCGGTGACGGTGTCGTCTTCGACGATCTCCGCGTCCACGATCTCCGCGTTCTCGATCTCGAGAGGCGACTGAGCGTTGAGGGTGACGGTCGCGGTCTTGCGGCCAGTGAGAGCCGAGACTCCGACGAGACCACCAAGGAGGCCGGCTGCGATGAGCGGCTTCTTGTGGGTCTTGACGAAGGTCTTGGTCTTCTGGACGAAGGACTGCTTGGTCTCCTCCGACGCGTCAGCGTTCTCTTCCGAAGGGGGAAGCGTGGTGACGGTGGGGACGGACTTGTCGTTGTTGGACATTGAAACTCCTAATGTTGAGGGTTGTTCCTGCTATTCTAGGGCGTGTAATTCCTACCCCGCGGAGACCCCCATACGGAGCTTGATGTCCTCCAGATCGCCCGAGTCGATGACTCCGCCGTCTCCGAGGAGTTCGAGATCGGGCAGGCAGTGCATCTCGTGCCACATGGCGATCACGAAGAGCAGTTGCCGGTCCTTCTGGAGGGTGCTGATGGTGCCATCTCGCTCGACCAGTGCTTCCTGTTGCGAGATGTACAGCTGCTCGTAGTCCGAGGACTCCTCGTCACGCCCCTGCTCCAGGGCGCGATAGTTGTCCCGCTCCTCCATGAAGAGGTTGTGCCAGACGCACGAGTTCTCGTACTGCCTGCGCTCCATCCGCTTGAACTTGCGGGTGTAGAACAGCGACACGGCGAGACCCATGATGAGGGCCACGCAGAGCATCCAAAGGTAGATCATGAGATTCTGCTTTCTGTGAGTGGACCTAGGCGAGGGCCGGTCCGGGGTAGGTGCCGACCCCCGCCTAGGAGCTATTTCTGCGACAACATCCACATGAGGAAGTCGTCCGAATATGTGCCTGGTTCCTGGTAGTACCAAGGTGCGACCGGCCTGAGCAGAGACCCGAGATCCTTCTCTAGCTCATGTCCCACATCACTACCAGTCCTTCAACGTCCTGCGCCGTCGTAGCCCTTCTCGGGGAGGGTACGAAACGCGAACCGCTTCACGGGCCGCCCGTCGTCTCGAGTGGTGGTGTCCCACTTGAGCTCGACCCACGAGCCGCTCCATCCCCAGTCGTCGCCGTCCGGGGTGATCTCGAAGCCGGCGTTGCTGTAGAACGAGTTGAGGTCGCAGTCACCGTGCTTCGCGATGAAGCTGTTGATGGCGTTGACGGCCTCCTCGATCCGAGCGGTGTTGGACCAGATGTCGCGACCCGTCTTGGCGTCACGCACCAGGTACAGCTCCTCGACCTCGTGGTCCGTGTTCTGGATCTCGCAGACGCCGGTCTTGTCCGGGTCGATCACGTTGTCACGGATCTCCTCGGCCTTCTCCTTGCCGGCGGTCGTCTCGACCTCCTTCATGACCTTGTCCACGTACTCCTTGGACTGGCCCTTGACCTCGTCGATGGCCATCAGGGCAGCGGCCGCGAGAGCCTTCTTCTCCTTGATGTGGACGAGGTGCAGACCGGTCGTGGCGCCGACGGCACCCGCTGCGAGGCCGGCGGAAGGCAGGTAGTTCATCCACGTCAGCTGGATCTTCTCCTTGACGTCGAGGTCCTGGCCCTTCTGCATGTACTCCTCGTAGTACTCCCGGAAGTTGTCGAACGGCGGCTCCGGAGAAGCAACGCGCTTCATCCGCTCCTCGTCGACCTTCCCGCGTGCCTCGTAGCCGCCCTTGGCCGCCATGACGACGGCGCTGATGGTGGTCACGATGCTGGTGCCGAAGAGGATCTCCGGCCTGTGTGCTGCGACAGCGGCCTTGCCCAGTGTGGCGAGAGCCTTGATGTTGGGGATCTTCACTTCGCGTTCTCCTTCTCTTCCTGCTCGGTCTTGTACTGCTGCTTGACGGAGACGAAGTGGATCGCTGCCATGACTGCGGCGCCGGCAGCCAGGTAGATGTCCATCTTCGTCGTGGGACGGTTCCCGAAGAACTGCTTGATCATCCTCGACGCACCTCCCGGATGATGATCCAGATGATCCAGATCCCAGCCGTGACGCACGTCATGAAGACGTCCAGGCAGAAGTTGAAGAAGCCGTATCGACGGCAGTTGCGGCTCATGACTGGTCCTCCTTGCTCCGGTTGAAGATGAGGTCGATGATCTCGTCGATCACGACCAGGATGATGATGATCCAGAAGATCAGAACGGCGAGGCCGAACGTGAACAGGATCAGATTGCTGAATGCTTGCAGTACCCATTCCATGCGTGGTGCCTTCCTGTGAGAGAGAAAAATGATGAGAAGCTGTTTGGCAACAGGCTAGACTACTAGCTTCTTCTCATTAGAGGACATGTTTTTTCTGCCCTCGTCAAAACCCTAGGCCCTTGTGGGGGCTTCGGGCTTGACGGGGACGGGGTCAGGTCACGAGTTCTTCTCGCGACGCTTCACCTCCCGCTTCCAGGTCTTGGCGTTCTGGCGAGCGGTGTTCGCGTTCAGGATCTTTGCGAGGCCTGTGAGGGCCATCACGCCGATACCGGCGGCGAGCAACGGCTCGCGTTCTACCTGCTCCTTGAGGCGGGTGGTGTCGAATTTCGGTCGGTTCATGGTGAATCCTTTCCGGGTCGTTGGTCATTACAGGCCATGTTTTTCTTGCCTCGGACTTTCAGATCGACTTTCCCACCCGGGAAAATTTGAGAAGACATAAGCCACTGTTTCCAGTGACTTACGCCTTTTGGTGCTAGAAGTTCTCAGACTCCTTGGTCTTCTTCTGCTCCTGGCGGGCTGCGAGGTGCTCCAGAGCCTTCGGGACGAGGACGCCAGCGAACTGCTGCAGCGCATAGATCCCTGCGACGGCGGTGATGCCTCCCACGGCCGGGATGACTGTCTTCTTGAGCTCGGTGGTCCTGTTGAGGATCTTGTCGAGCTCGTTGATTCGAGCCATTACGGTCTGGTAGGCATCACTCTCCGGCGAAAGGGTCGCGATGTGCTGCAGCAGTCGCTCACGTTCGGCCACGTACGGCTTGGGCTTACGCTTGGGCAAGTGCATGTGATCTCCTAAGAGGTAGAGTGATTCTGCATCATAGGAGATGTTTTACTTGCCTTCACTCCGGCGGGAGCACCCGGTTGATCTCGCTCGCGGTCGGGGTCACCGACGCGTTGGCGGTCGCCACCAGGCCCAGGAAGGACGTGATGAGCGAGCCGGCGAAGAGGAGCCAGTCCCCGTCAGCCGCCTGGAAGAGCGAGAAGACGAGGGATGCCACGAAGAGGATCGCGTAGCACCAGGCACGCACCTTCGGGGTCATCAGGTTGACGAGAGGGTTGTTGTCGCTTTGCATGTTGCCTCCTAAGGCACGAGAGTGGTGAGGGTCGGATAGGTCTTGTAACCCGTCGCGTCCTCACTACGGATGTACTCAGTCACCCGAGCGATTTCGTTCAGTCCGTAGTCCCCCACAATGCGTACGGTGTCGCCTAGGTTGTAGTCGATGCCGTACTTGTAGGGATTCAGGTCTGGGTTGATGTTGCCGTCGAATATGGCCGTCTCTGAGGCCTCGGCAAGCGTCTGGGCCATGTACACCTTCAGCGGATCCGTTGTTGCGATCTCCGATTCAGATGCATCGATGAGGGCCACCCGACGGGCGAGACCGGTTGCTTCAGTCGCTCCCTCGAACATGGTTGCCACGAAGTTGCTCCCAAGGCCGTAGCCAACGTTGGCTGAGCCCACCTTGCTGAACAGGTACGACCCGTCATCCAACAGCTCACGAGTAGCGTCGAAATATACGGTCGCGGTCTTGTCAACACCGGTGTAGATCTGCACGGCGATGGCAGTCCCGGCGCTATTCGGCCGGACGGCCCTGATCCCATGCTGCACCACGGCCGGCGTGGCCGGAGTAGTAGTCGCGTCAGCCTTGGCTTCCGTCTGCAAGAGATCCAGTACGACGTTGAGCAGGTTGCCCCTGGAGACCTGGATGACCTTCGCAGGTCCCGTGGACGTGTTGTAGTCAGCCGGCGTGGGGAACTGCACCATTGCACTCGGGAATATGTCGTTGGCGGAACAGGATCCAACGACACAGATCTGGTTGATGATGTACCACGCGACATCTGAGGGGGTCCTCGCAGTGATGTTCCAGTCGGCGGAGCTGATAGCGGCCGACAGTGACTGCAGCGCTGCGCGACGATCCAGGATGGACTCGAAAGACCTACCCCGGATTGTCACCTTCTGCGGTGAGTTCTTCTTCCGATCGATCTGATGTGTCTCCACGACCATGGCGATGTTGGACTCACGAAGAGTCACACGCGTGCCCTCGGGAAGAAGCGTCATGAAGCGACTGACGTCGCCACCCACCAGCTGAAACTCTCCGACGGTGTTGAAACGCTCGGTCCAGATGAGGCTGTCGTAGTTCTCGATCAGCTTCGACGGCTGGTTGTTCGCGTCCAGCGTCATGAGATCCATCAGGCAGTCCTCCTCCACATGTAGACCGTGAGATATGGCGGCATGTTGTTGTGACCCAATCCACCGCCAGCGGATGAGGCTGTATGGCCCTGAACATCGTGCTGGTGGCTCGATCCCGAACTCGAAACCACAGCCGTACCCGCAGTACCACCACCGCCGGCAGCGTTCTGGATGTCCGTTACTCGGTATGCGCTACCCGTTGCTGTGGTGGTCTGGGCATACTGGAAACCCATGTTGTGGTTGTGACCAGCACCGGAGGTATTGGCCAACAGCGTGCCATCGGGTGTGACGGCGTTGTGCTGGTGAGTGGGGAGCTCAGTGTTGGTCAGGACGTGAGACTTCTCGCCGCCCGTGTCACCGACAGTGTCGAAGTCCACGTCTGCGGGGTTCTGACCCACGAGCATCTGACCTTGAGCGATCTGCACCCATGTGCCACCACCCAGAAGCGTTGCTGGGCTAGTTGAGGTGTAGCCCAAAAAGACGGAGTTGACAGGCCAAGCGGCCAAGGCGGGATTCCGACCCGTGATCCTGGTGACGGTCGCGGAGACCTTCTCCCGGTACGCCATCAGACACCCCACCAACGCGAACGGAAGTTGTAGGCAGTCATGACGACCTTGCCGTCGCCAACAGCCGCCCCGTAGGACCGGACCGTGTTCGCAGGGCGGTCCAGGTTGACCCACACCGAAGTGGGGTCCAGTGAAGCCATGATGTCGGTCGAACCGACCTTGATGTACCTCTCGCCCTTGCGGGTGTTGAGAGATATGATCTGGCCGACGGTGAATGCTCGGTTGAGGATCATCTTGTTGCCGTTGACGTCGAACGTGAAGACGCTGGTCGCGGTGTTGACCTTGAACGTGGCCTCGATCCCCGTACGAGCAGATCCGTCGTAGGCGACTGGGAGCGAACTCCAGCCCACGGCGTCTGCGTTGGAGACTGCCACGTCCGAGAACAAATATCCGTCCATGCAGACCATCGAGATCTGCGCGTCACGGCTTTGCGAGAAGTGATCGGTATCGATGCTCTCCGTGTAGCCCACGAAGTAGCGATCGGGCTTGACGTCGTCCTGGAGCAGCACCTTCACGCCATCGGCGCCCGGCTGGGGCTCGTAGAACGTGCGGTACAGGGTCTCGCGCAGGTCGCTGACGCCGATGTTGTTGACGTAGTCCGGGTTCATCTTCAAGGTGAGTACCGGGTTGAGCTTCTCAGCTCGCCGGCCTTGGTAGTAGCTTCCCTCACTGGCGTAGTCGCCGGTGTAGAGCCCCACCTTTGCCGAAGTGAGGCCCGAGATGCTCTTGACGATGAACATCTCCGAGGGGTCGACGTCCGTCACGTGGAGCGTCAGGGGGTTTGCGCTCTGAACGATGACTGTCTTGAGCATCTCGGGCCTCCTTCTTAGGCTGCAGCTCCCGCAAGCTTGTCTGCCGCGAATGTGAGCTGGTTGTTGGTCTGCCGGTAGATCTCAGCGTCACTGAGGGACTCCGGCGAGGAGTTGTACTGGTTGAACTGCACGGTCGCACCAGCCGCAGCAGCGGCGTAGGCAGCGTCGTACATGTCGCTGTAGTTGTTGTACGCAGCGGCAGCAGCGTCGGCGGATCCAAGGTCGATGACCTCGCCCGTTCCAACACTTCCACCTTGACTGGCGTTCGCGTCGTACTGTGCAGCATCGTCCAAGAACTGACGGGCCTGGTCTGCTTCCGCAAGAGCCTGTTCCGCCAGCTTGTTCGCGGCATCGAGATCCGTCAGGGCGAGCTTCTTCGCCTTCTTCAGATCTGCTTCTGCCTTCGCCTGGAGTTCTGCCGCCTGTTGACGACGCTTCTCTGCCTTCTCCGCATCCGTGAGCTTGTCAAACGCCTTGGCGTCGGCATCAGCCTTCGCCTCCTTGTCGAACTCCTTCTGGAATGCGGCAGCGGCTTCCTCGCCTGCCATCTTCTGGTACTTGAGTGCGTCGGCCGAGTTCTTCTTGGCCTTGGCGATGAGGTCGTTGGCCTTCTTGGCCTCTTCCCTCGCGATCTTCCGCTGGCGCTCGGCTTCCTTGAGGAGAGCCTTACGTTCCTTCTCGGATCCAGCGTGCTTGGCCTGTTCACGCAGGGCGTTGGCTTCGATCCGCGCAGCCTCTGCAGCCTTCTCGGCCTGCTTGGCTCCAGCGAGCTGGTTCTGGGCCTGGTTCGCCCTGATCTCTGCCCTCTGTGCGGAATCCGCCTTCTCCCAACGTTCCTTGGCCGCTGCTGCCTTGCGAGCCTGCTGTGCCTGCTGCTCCTCTTGACGCGCTTCCTTGGCGGCTTTCTTGGCCCGCTTCGAGAGCTGATTCGCAGCCTTGTTGTCTCCCTTGTCCTTGGTCCGCTGGGCAGACTTCTGGGCCCTAGCAGCCGCAGCCGCAAGACCGTTCGCCCTAGCCCTGGCCGCGATGGCCTGCTGGTCCAACTTCTGGAAGTACTTCGACACGTAGTCGTCAGCAACAGCGATCGCACCAGTGATCATGGACGCGACGGCAACGATCGCCGAAGAAGCATTGTCCTGAACACCCTTGGTGAGACCCATCACCATGAACTTGCCGATGTCACGGAAGACACGAGACGGTGAGAAGATCTTGGCGAGGCCCTTGGCCTTGCTGATCATCCCTCCGACCACGCCTCCAATGGCACTGTTGGCGTCACTGATCATGCTAGTGACTCCACCGATCAAGCCCTTGACCATGTTGACACCGACGTCCCTGCATGCATCGATCACGTCAGTAAGACCGCTACCGATTGCCCCGGACCCGCTACGAATAGCGGACGCCAGGTCATGCAGGAACTTCGCGATGAGTGCGATGCCCGCGTTTGCGAGACGGAAGGCGTTGGCCTCCAGTCCGTTCGCGAACTTGATGATGATGTCCACCGCTTGGGCGACCAAGGCACTGACTCGAGAGCCGATGCCAGCCATGAGCTTCACCAGGAAGGTGACGCCCAGGGTTGCGATCTCCGCAGCACGGCTTTGCAGCCCGTGGATGAATCCGATGAAGATGTCGACGCCAAGCCGAACCAGCTTCGGAATATACTTCCGAGCCATCTGATCGAGCTTGTTCAGCCACTCGGTAACGGTGTCACCGAACGACTTCTTCTTGTCTCCCGAACTCATCTCCTTCATGATCGCCTTGAAGAGGTCCTTGAACCCCTGGATGATCATCGGGACGGCCTTGACGATGGTGTCGATGATGGACTGCAGGATCGCGAGTACCGACTTCGACATGATGGGTGCCTGCAACGCAAGCGTCTGCAAGAACACACCCACCGCCACCGCCGCACCCGTCGCAAGAGCGGCGAACGCAGCCGTGCCAGCCGCGGCCAGAGTGACCGCAAGGGCCATGGCAGCAGCGAAGGCCAGCAGACCCACACCCAGAAGGGCGAAGCCTGCCGCCAATATGATCAGCACCGGAGCAACCGGAGCGATCGCATACAGGAACACGGTGAGGATGGCACCCAGTACGGCTACCGCGGCCGTCAAGAGAAGCAGTACGACTGCAGCCTTGCCGATCGATTCCCAGTCCACCTTGTTGAAGATCAGGCAGGCCAAAGCCAGTCCGACCATTCCTGCAGCAACTGCCAGGAACAGCCCAGCAGCGACCTCGCCTCCCACAGCCATGAGCAAGCCCAAGGATATGGTCAGCGCAAGGAGCACGACCGCAGCCTTTCCGATGCTCTCCCACTTGACGAGGGCGAACATGATCAGGGCGTTGGCCAGAGCCAGCATGCCTACAGAGGCACCAAGCAGCGCGAGGCCGACCTTGGCGATGCCCTCGTAAGGGATCATCGCCAGAGCACCGACCGCCAGGGTCAAGCCGCCGAGAACGACGCCTGCCTTGACGATGGAACCCCAGTCGACCAGCTTGAAGAGCAGCAGCGCACCTGCCAGGAGGATCATCGACGCAGCGGTGACCCCAATGGCGAATGCTCCAGCGATCAGGTTCTTGGCCGCGTGCTCGCCAAGGTTGCCCAATCCCTCCAGGACCTTCATCATCACGATCATCGAGCCGAGGCCCTTGATCAGCGACGTCCAGTCCACGTAGTTGAACAGGATGAGTGCAGCAGCCAGCAAGACCATCGATCCAGCCAGTGCGAGCATTGCAACAGAGAACGCGATCGTTCGACCGACCGTGCCCTTCTTGTCCAGCTTGTCCACCACATCCGCAAACGCGCTCATGCTCCGGTTGAGGATGAACCCCAACGCAGCCATGGCGGCAAGAGCCTGACCCAGCTCCTTGGCGGGGATCTTCGAGAGAACCCACAGGGAAGCGGCCAGAATGCCCAGAGCGATCGCGACGTTCAGGATGATCTTGGCAGTTGCCTCTCGCTTCTGCGCCTTGGCGAAGTCGGCCAGCGAGTTGCCGGTCTTGTCGAGCAGACCAGCGAAGCTTTCCCCGATCGCACCGAAGCCTTTGAAGGACTTGGTCAGTGTGTTCAGGAATCGCGACACGCTGATAGACATCGTGGCGAGAATGGCCAGGTTGAAAGCCTGTACGACGTCGGTCGGGCTGATCTTGCTGAGCCCTTCCTTGATCTTCGTCCACAGATTGCTGAATACGTCTCCTATTTTGACGCCTAGCGACAGAACTGCATCGAGGGCCGACTGCATCTTGGCTGCAGCACTGCTGGCTCCCGATGCTGCACCACTTGCCGCAGAATCCGCTCCACCGAAGCTCGGAAGCGACGGAGCCGACGGCAAACTGGGCAGATTCACCTTCGGAAGGTGGATGCCGCTGAAGGAATCCTTGAGAGACTTCCCCTTATTGAGGAGATCGTCCACTCCGCTGACCGCTTGCTGCACCCAAGCCACGATCGACTGGATGAAGCCCAGGAATCCGCCCGCATTCGGGGCATCGATCTCGACGAGACCGACCGCAACCTCGATGAGGTCCTTCAGCCACCCGATGAGGGTGCTGACGATGGTAATTCCGTTGTGCAGGGCGGTGAAGAAGAGCACCAGGATGGGTGTGATGGCCGGGATGCCCTTCGACAGCCACAGGAGAGGCCGTGTAAGGAGCTCCAGGCCCGCTGAGATGCCGTACAGGGTCTTGCCGGCACCCTTGTTGCTCGATGGGAACGCGGTGTCCCAGGCGGTGCCTATGGCCTTGAGCAGGGCACCGATGGGGGACAGCACATTCTTGATGGCCTGGATGGTCTTCTCGAAACCACCCATTGCCCGCCAGGTCTGCAGGGCCGATGAGACGAAGTTGAAGAAGTTCTTGACCACTCCGCCGATGGCGTTGGAGAAGCCGGTCCAGAAAGAGGTCGCCTGCTTCAGGTTTCCGAAGAGAGCCGTGAAGACCTGCGACCAACCAGAGCCGATCGACTCCTTGAGGGTGTCCATGAACGCGGAGAACGTACGAACCTGCTGTGCAGCGGCGAATGCCTTCTTGCCCAGGACCGTGTTCTTGTCCGCGTACTTGCCCAGCGCGGTGTTCAGGACTTCCGTGGTCGCCCACTGCTCCTGAAGACCGTCACGCCAGCCCTTGGTCGCCGAAACGAACTTGCCGGACTGCGTGAGGAACCCGTTGCCCTTGCGGGTCAGAGTTCCAGCCGCCACACCTGCCTCGAGCAGAGTGTCCTTGAACTTGATGGTGCCGAGGTTCGCGTTCTCGATCTGGTTCCAGTCCTGGAGCTGAACGAAGCCCAAAGACATCGACTGAGAGAACGCGTACATTGCTCGGTTAGCCTCTTCGGACGACGCACCTGCGAATGCCGCCGCGTTGGCGATACCCTTGATGGTCGTGACAGAGGTCTTCAGCGGAACACCCGCGTTGACGAACTTCTGGATCGCGTCGGTCATGTTGCCGAAGCTGTAGATCGTCTGGTCGCTGTAGTGGTTCAGCTGGTTGAGGTAGCCCTTGACAACGCCCGCGGACTTGCCGGTTGCGTTCATGATGACGTTCTGCTTGGTCAGCAGAGATTCGTACTCCGTGAAGCCCTGCTTGATCGGATCAAGAGTCAGAGCCTTGGCCATGTTCAGACCGGTGTTGACCACCTTGTTGGCGATCGTTGCGAGAGCCGTGGTGGTGACGATGGCCATCTTGGAGGCCGTGACACCAACCGTGCCCATCTGTGAAGAGAGGTCCAGAAGGCCTCTGCTCTTACCTGCACCGTCGACTGCCTTGTTGGTATCGGCCAACGCTTTCTGCGTGTCAGCCGCGCCCTTCATGAACGACTTGTTGTCGAACTGCATCCGTACGATGCGATCATCGGTAGAACTCATGCCTTCTGCACCTCCTTCCAGACTGCGTCGGCGATCTCGTCAAATATGGCTCGTAGAGCCGGGTTGATGTAGTCGTAGCCCTCGATCCAACCACCCGTTCCGGTTCCGTGACCGTACTGAATGCCGATGGCGACATTGAAGCCGCTCTCGACGTGGGTGTTGTTCCACCAGATGGTGGCGCTGGTGGAGGTGACGATGACTTCGCACGTCCATGAGTCTGCGGTGATGCCGGTATCCCGGGGTGTCGCTGCGCGAAGGGCCTCCACTCCTCGCTGCGCGTATGGCTGCAGGTTGGAGTAGAGATCCCCTCGCATCATCTTGGCTAGGAACGCCTCTGTGCGGTGGGTGTCACCGGTCACGGTAATGCTGATCATGGCGCTCCTTTCTGCTACGGCGGCGGGGCGTGGTAGTCGAGCTCGACCCGAACGATGCCATGAACGCTGGCGTATCCGGAGACGTTTCCGCCGTAGTACTCAGCCGGCAAGCCGAACGGAGTACCCGCATCTGCGCCACCACCCCAGCCACTGTCGTTGCCTGACTTTGCTCCACCAGGCGCGGTGTATGTGGCGCTACTTCCAGCCCCTCCACCCGTGGATGGATCGAGATCGAACTCGAAGCCCGGACGTCCGCCACCGCCACCCTTGCCGCCACCGATGACAGGATATGTCCCGCCGGCGACGTAGGTACCCGCGGTAGCGGTTGTCGCACCCGTCTGATCGGAGGTAGAGTGGGTGTCGTAGAAGTAGAGACCGACGTCTCCGCCGACTCCACCAGCACCTAGACCCGCACTGTTGCTGCCACCAGCTCCGCCGACGGCTCCCTGGAAGTTTCCGCTCGAAGAGGTTCCGTCCCAGTCACCACCGACTCCACCCTTGCCACCGTAGGCGATCCAGGAGTAGAAGCTGCTGTTCCCACCGTCTGTTCCGTTGGGTGCCTTGGCGTTGTTGGCGCCATCCGCTGCCGAAGCAGAGGGGGTTGCCCCGACTATGACGGTCACGGTGTCGTTCAGGTCGATCAGGTTGCCGGAGAGATGGAGTGAACCACCACCGCCACCTGCAGAACGACCCGAGAGAATAGAGCCGTTGTAGTTCTTGGCCCTCCCGCTCTTGCCTCCCGCTGCGCCGACCATGAAGACCTTGAATGTCTTGACCCCGGCCTGCTTGTGCATCGAGAAATCCAAGACTTGGACATCGCCAGCAGTGGTGAACTTCCAACTCTTCTGCACTTGTGAGGGTTGCAAACGCATCAGCGTCCGCATCACTTGAAGTCAGCTCCCATGAGGCCCGCGAGCCAGTTGGTGCCGTCGTACAGGAACACGATGAGGTCGATCGCGTTGGGCGTCAGGGTGACCGGGACCGAACCCAGCGACTTCTTGAAGCCGGTGAGTGTGAAGGTCCGCCCGCCCGTTGCGTCCTGCTGCAGACGCAGCACGAACTGGGTGTTCGCCCTCGGCGCCGACGGAAGGTCGGCGATGTTGAGTGTGACGTTGCCCGTTGCGGTGACCTTCACCATCGCGTTGAGGATGTTGTCGATGTTGAGCGCCGGCGTGAGGTCGATGACGCCACTGACGTTGCCCAGATTGAGAACGGTGCCGGCGACAGCCGGGGGAAGCGACGTTGCGATCTGAGCGGCGACCTGGGACGTGAGAATCCCGGTCACAATGCTCGTGAAATCGCCCGCGTCGATCGTGGAACCGTTCTGACGGGTGAGGATCAGATGGCCGGAGCCGTTGATCGCACCTGAGACAACGGATTGCCCCAGGATATCGTTCGCGTGTGCTGCGGTAATGCCCGTGAATGCGGCCATGGTGTCTCCTTATCAGGTCTCGATGATGACGAGGGTAGATCCGCCATCCGAGATGGTGTAGGTGCCATCGCCGTTGTCGGTTCCGTTGACGTTCTTCTGGTTGAACGAGATCTCGTCGATCTCCTCGAGGTTGTCGCCCGCGCCCACGACGGTGTAGGTACCATCAGTGTGGACGGTGAACTTCATGGTTGCGCCGAAGTTCATGAGGTCGAACAGCTCGGTCGGTGTCGGCATGCGACCCACCGTCGTGTCGGTTCCGTAGAGGATGCCCTCGATGGTCGCCAGGGTTGCTGGGTCCAGGAACCGAGTGTCGATGATGTAGTGCGCCGAAGGCCGGAAGCCAGCGAGCTTCACGGGCGTGCACGCGAGATCGAAGTTGAATTCCACCGGCGCTGTGTCCGAACCGATGGTGTTTCGCTTGCGCTGGCCGATGCTGGCCATGGCGTTGTAGACCAGGTGGAGTTGGTAGCCGAACATGTCACCCCGCGTGCCGCTCCCGACGAGGGATCGGTACGACATGGAGAAGCGCTTGGGCTTCTGGTTGTCGACGTAGAAGCCGTCCACGACCTTGGGAATGCCGAGGCACTCCGCGAACAGGTCGGGGTACATGATCGTCTGCAGCGACATCAAGAAATCGCTGGGCTCCACGTCAGCCAGATAGATCTGACCGTCTCGGTACAGGATCTCCGAACCGCCTTCGCCGCCCTCGTCGACCGACACCAAGCCATTCCAAGGGAAGGCCCGGTTCGTGATCAGACGAGAGGTCGAGGTCGATGCGTAGGGAGTACCGGTCCAGTCGTAGTAGTTGAGGTCGTCAGGCGAGTCCCCGTCGAAGAACGGAACGAGAGCGCCATCGTTGACCTGCACGTTGCGAACCTGGAACAGATCAGCCAGGGTGGCGGTGACGTTCTTGGAGATGTAGATCCCCTCGAGGTTGCGAGCCGCCTTGATGATGCCCGTGACGTAGATCCGATGCCACTGGCCATCCGCCGGAACTGTTGTGAGCAGACTTCCGGAGGTGACCGTGGTCATGATGACCGAATCGTTGTTCGTGTCATCCCTCGGAATGATCTGGAACTGGGTTCCGACCTGACCCACCGGATTCTTGATCTCCGCAGAGATCGTGACCTGTGTTCCAGTCGGACGGGAGCCCATACCAGTTGCCGTCGCGGTGCGCATCCCGATCTGGGAACCGGCCAGCGACTTACCGATCTGGAAAGCCCACTTGGTGCCATCGGCTACTCGGGCGAGGGTGGTGTTCGTCCCGTAGGTTGACCACAAGTTGGTATTGACCTGAGCGCGAGGGTTGAAGACGTAGTTGGTGGCCTGTAGTTGGCCCACCGGAAGATTTGAAGGGTACAACACACCTCGGTCGAGGCCGTGCTGGTAGTACCGCCGATCGGGGTCATCCCAGGTGATCATCGTGCCTCCTAACCGGATGTGTTGAAGAGCTTCTTACGGCGCTCGTTCTCTTGGCGCCAGTCGGTCATGACCTGAGCAGGGTTCCGCTTCTTCGGCGGCTGCTGCTTGTAGCTGGTGATCTGAATGAGCATCATCAGACGGCTGAAGTGCCAGTCCTGTGCTTCCCAGTTAATCTTGAGCGCTGTCATCCAGAAGTAGACCAACTCGCTCGTGGTCACCTCAGGGTTGTACTGACTCTGCGTCTGTTCCTGAGGGACGGACGAGGCCGACCGAGTGTCGTTGATGTATTCGGTCAGTTCGTCGAGTTGCTTGGGCGAAAGTCCGTAGACGAGATCGGCATCCCCAGACAAAAGCATGCACTGGTAGTAGTCGACCATCTCGGACGGAGTCTTCTGTTGGGAAGCCAGGAAGGCCTTCTTGTATTTCGACTCCCATTTTGACAGAGAACGAAGAGAATGCTCGAACGACAAAGTCACGAGCTTGCCTTCGCTCTCAACTTCGAGCTCGATCATGTTTTCTCCTTCGGTGGAACTAGTGCCGGGGCTGAGGGGTCGAGGTTCAGCCCCGGCACTAGCGATCAGGCGCCGCCGAGCAGCGTGTCGACCTCGTCGGGGAGCGGCAGACGGGCCGGCGTGGCGCCGGAACCGTACAGAGCAGCCTCCAGAGCAGCGAGGCCGGCCGGGTCCACGTCGGGATCGGTGCTGTCCACCTTGACGATGGCAGTCGGCTTGAAGCCGGTCACCGCGACCGGAGTCGAAGAGACGGTCCACGAGAACGCCTTCAGCTCCGGGCTGTCGTTGACGGTGTTGTTGGCCTTCTCCGAGGGAGAGGCCTGCAGGCCGTAGGCGAGGTTGAGCACGTAGCCCAGGTCCTCGTCCACCGCGTTGCCCTTGAGGTTCCTCCAGCTGAAGCCGAAGGAAGGGCGGCTCTGCATGCCGATGAGGGCGCCGTTCGCGGTCTTGACCACACCGTCGTGGAGCAGGAACTCCTTGGGGAAGGTGAAGGCCTCGATGGTGGCGTTGAACTCCTCGGCGGAGAGCAGGTTGACGTACACGATGTTGTCCGCGTACTGCTTGTTGGACTCGGCGCCGGCGGGCGACTCGGTGACGGCGGTGAGGCCGTTCCAAGCGACGCCGGAGTCGTAGACACCCGCGGTCGGGGTGTAGAGGACGCCGTGGTCGACACCACGCTCGAAGAAGCGCTCGTCGAGAGCATCCCAGGTGAGCTCAGCCATGGTTAGGCCTTTCTGTTAGAAGAACAGCTGGAAGACGAAGTGATTCAAGCCGTCCGTCCGGAAGAACCGGTCGAAACGACTCAGCGGAAGCCCCTCCACGAGGTCGGGGATCGGACTGTCAGGCGATCGATCGATGACCGTGATCGTGTACGCCTTTTTCAGAAGGTACTTGAGGTTGTCGGCAGCAGAAACACTCGAAAGGGTTCCCCTCTCGATCATGATGCAGGGATACTGCAGGCCGTTCGTCGGGGCCTGGACGTATGCGTCTTGGACGCCATCCAAACCCTTCAGAAGGGCCTGCAGCTCACTCAGGGGCCGGGCCATTGTACTTCTCCCCGATATAGAGCACGATTCGGGGCGGCTCGTCGACGATCGAAGTGATCTGCCAGCGAGTGCCCTTGTACGTGATGTAACGGATGTTGGAGTTGTCCAACGGCCCGACGCCCCGAGCCGGGACGGAGATGCTGGTGGTGGTCGTGTGCCTCGGGAGCACGTTGTCCACCGATGCCAGCACCTCCGTCGTCTGCCTGACTGTGCCGAGTACCGGTACCTCGGTGACTGTCTCTTCCCAGATGCCGGGACGGACTTCAGTTTGCTCGACTAGGCCGAGCGCGCCAGAGTACCGCACGGCGGGCCTAGATCAGGCCTTGTAGCGGAAGGTCCAGGTGTCCTTCATGTCGGAGTCCGACTCGAAGTAGTAGCCGGCGGCCGGGGTGGCCTCGAGCTGAACCTGCTTCAGGGAGTCGGCGTCCAGGGTGATGGTGGAACCGCCGGTGACGGTGGCACCGGTGTCCTTGCGCTTGTACACGACGCCGGTCTGGGTCGGCACGGTGACGACGTTGCTCGCGACGGCGGGCTCGGTCAGGTCCGCGACCAGGGTCTCGGACTCGGCGTCGATCTGCATGTAGATCTGCGCGCTGTACGGCAGCACGAGGGCACCCGACAGGTACGTCTCGATCAGGTACTTGTACTGGTTGAAGTCGATGTCGAAGTCGTCGAACAGCGTGACCTCTCCACCCCGGTTGGTGCCGAAGTTGTAGTCCGACAGGTCCAGCACGATGGCCAGGCACCCGTCGGGCATGAGCTCCGTGGGGACGCGCACGATGCTGTTGACGTCCATGTCGCCGGCGACCTCGGAGAGGTTCCGGTAGATGCGGTGACCGAAGTCGTCGCGGATCGTCAGCAGCCGCGTGGCCACCCGGTACGACACGAAGGCCGTCTTGTTGCCCGAGCCCAGGTAGAACTCCTGGCTCTCGGTCACGGTGTCCAGCAGGATGTTCCAGTCCGCACCGGTCGGGTCGGCCGGCATGGCGACGGAGTAGCGCGTCGCGTACAGGTCGTCGTCGTTGAAGATGGAACGGATGCCGTCACCCGAGGTGCCCGTGGGCTCCGGGATCTTGTCGGGGTTGAGCTCCCCGCCGACCATGACGGGACGGCCGTCGCCGAAGAGGCCCGCACGCGCGATCTCCTCGTCGAGCTTGCCGCGCATCTCGACCTTCATCCAGGCGACGACGTCGAAGTCGACGATGTCGATGATGTCCTGGCGGTCCAGCTTCTGCTTCTTGTAGATGAAGGCGGGTCCCGTGGTCCGCTTGAAGACCGGGAACACCTCCTCGACCTTCTGGCCGGCCTTGATGTAGCCTCGCGCACGCGCCTCGTCGGCGGTGATGTCGGCGTACAGCGTCTTGACCCGCGAGAACGGGCTGTGGCTGGTGCCGGCGAGGAACGTCTTGACCCACTCCTGGCGACGGTCGATGAACGTCGGACGGTTCATCAGCGCCTGGGCGTCGGGGAACAGGATCTCGATGTTCTGCAGGCCGTAGTCGTCGGCGTGCATGAGCTCCTTGCCGCCCTGCGAGCGAACGAGCTCACGCAGGGAGGTGCCGTTGGTTCCGCCGGTGGCGGAGTCGCCCTTGGCCTTGGTGAGGACGGCGGTGACGTCGTCGTGCTTCAGCTGGGGAAGGCCGGCGTTCTGCTGGCCCTTCTCGGCCTGGTCGAACTGGTTGCGGCTCATGTTGGATCCCTTCTTGGAGGAGTCGGAGTGGGTGAGCTGCGGCTCCTCGGTGAGGGCCTCGGTGATCGCTTCCTTCACGATGTCGTCGATGAAAGCGTTGACGGCGGTCGTCTGGTCCTCCGAGAGGGTCTTCAGAACGTCCGCCACGGTGGTGTCCGCCGGGTCCGGCTGGTCGGCCGGGTTGTCAGCGGGCTGGGCCGGCGGCTCTTCGGCCGGGTCCGGGGTGGAGGGCTGCGGGTCCGGCTGGGCCGGGGAGTCCGCGTGAACCAGGTCGCCACCGACGATCATGAACTCGTCGTCCTCGATGGCACCGTGCGCCAGAACGTTGTAGATCGACGCGCCGGCGTTGGCACCCGCGAGGACCAAGGAGGTCTCCTGGATGACACCGTCGTGCACGAGGGCCTCGTTGTTCATGATGCGCTCGTCCAGGTCCTTGGCCCAGATCGAGTACTTGTCGAGGTCTCCGTGCTGAACGGCAGCCCTGGCGTCCTGCGCCTTGGCCGAGCTGTTCAGGTAGGAGTCACCCCAGATGCCGTCCTCCTTGGCGGAGAGGATCGTGTAGCCGAGAACCTGGCTCACGTCGTTGTGCTGGTGCTGGTACACCAGCGGGACCTTGAGCGTGTCCTGGTGCTTGAAGGCACCCGGCTGGATGGTGCGTCCGTCAGTGCAGCGGATGCCGTACTTGGTGACGTACCCGGAGAAATCGGGTTCCATTTTGACCTCCTTCGGTCAGTTCTTGCTCGGGTCCGGAAGGGACTCGAGGAGTGGACCACTGATGTACTTCTTGGCGACACCGTCGGCGACCGACTGCATCGTGTTCTGTGCCGCCTGCTGAAGCACCTTCTTGGAGGTCGTCGACAGCCATGACGGATTGCGCTCGTTCATCTTGTTGACCTTGGCCAGGGCCTCGGTCCGCGAGTTGAAGAACTTGAGATCCGGCTCGTTCATGGTGCTCGCGCCACCAGCCTTTGCCACGGCCTGGAGACGAGCGTACCGAGCGGACGATGTCTCTTGTCCGTTGTGATCGGTGATGACCGCAGCAGCCTTCTTCGTCGGAGTGACCGGTTGACCGGACACGTGCCGCTTCTGAACGTCTGCCTTGATCGCGGAGTCGGGGCGTCGGATGCCCCACTTCATTCCCTTGACTCCGTGCTGCTCGACGTCCCCCGGTTCTTTCCGGAGAAACGCCAGGTAGTCTCGCATACCTACCCTCCTCTCAGCCGTTGAGCATTGTTGATGGCCTGCTTGAGTTGAACCACCGTTCTACTGATGGCGGACCTCAGCTCAGACGCGCTCATGTCTGCAGCGGTCTTGGGTGAGCTGGTTGAGGCGTCCCCTCCGGA